TAGGATTTCCAAACCTACAAGGTAATATTAATCCACCCATTCAATTCCAAAACTATATGCCACCCTTATTTGTTAATGGGGCAGTTAATGGAGCAAATGGTTTAGATTCTGGATCACTTATTGCAACGATGGATTATGCGATTTATTTAATCGGTGATTCACGCGGATATAATAATGTTGCTGGGATTCTAAGTTTAACAAGCAATGCTTTTCCTCTGTTGCCGGTGGGATACGATTCTTATCGTTTACTTGGATTTGTGCAAACCGATGGCTCAGCACATTTTGTTGCGTCTTCGACCAATCCAATTAATGTACGTAATTTACGTGCATATTATCTATCTCCAGCGGTATCTGTATTATCAGGTGGGAATGCAACATCGTTCACCGCAATTGATTTATCTACGCCTATTCCCACCACGACATCGCGGGATGTGATTGCCTTCTTGCAAGTAACATTCACACCATTAGCAATTGGTGATACGGTTCAATTTAGGCCAAGTGGTGAAGGTACTCCACAAACAGCGGGACTTGTAACGATATCGGGTATAGCAGCGGGCATTGCACAAACACAGTATATCCAAGTGATTTGTGGCGTTGCTTCTAGTAAACCTGAGATTGATTATAAGGTCAGTGTCAGTGGCGATTCAGTCAGTGTATTAGTTGCAGGTTATGCTTATATACCGACAAGTTATGTACCCTAATGGATTAGGGGGCGTGTTATGACTTATTCAGCCCAAACGTTAGTCACACGCGCATGGTATTTATCCGGCATTGTCGCTCGTAATCTTCAAACGGTTACGGGCGATCAGATTACCGACGGATTAATGCTATTAAACGCGATGCTTGATTTCAAACAAATTGAAACCGATCTCATACCCTATTGGACTTATATTGAAATGCCATTGGTGGGAGGTCAGGAATTCTACTATTTGCCCAATGTTGCTGCGATAGAAAGTACAACGTTTAACATTGGCACTGTGCGTTATCCTATGCAATCAACACCAAGGCGCACTTATTTCGGTACGAGTCGCGTCGATAATATTCAAACATTGCCCTTTAACTGGAATTACAATCGTGGTGAGGGTGGAGGAACATTATCATTATATTTCTTACCGCAAGCTAATTATCCAGCAAAGTTTATGGTTAAGATGTTCTTAAACGATGTCACGTTACAAGAAGATTTAACGAATGTCTTTGCGCCGCTCAGTTCTGGTTTTGTGTCGAGTATCAGTGTTTTAAATGGTGGTTTAGGTTATACGCAAATTCCTGAAATACTTATTACTGGTACTGGAACCGGAGCTACTGCGTTTGCTAATGTGCAGAATGGAACGATAACGAGTATTAATTTAACAAGCGCTGGTAGTGGTTATACTTCAACACCAACTGTTTCGATTATCGGTGGACATGGAACAGGTGCCGTTGCCCAAGCGAATGTGACGAACTATAACTTCTTGCAGACTAATAATGCGGGTTATGACACAGCCTATATTGAATATCTGCGCTATGCCTTAGCTGAATATATGTGCTCTGAATATGGCGTGCTATTCAATCCTGTATCCGCCGCAATCCTACGTAAATACGAACGCAAACTCATGTTTGAATCACCGCCTGATATTTCGAGACTCGGTACAAGCATCTTGACTGATGTGACAGGGTTAAATTGGGGCGATATCAATATTGGTTTTGGGTGGCGCCCAAGCTAATGATTTTATTATAGTTTTCTTTGGTTTCGGAATTAACCTTGTTAATATATGATTACCATATCAAATTATTAATGAGGTTTTATATGTTAGAGATAATAAAAATTTGTAAGATTCATGGTAGTTTAACAATTGAACAATTATCTAACCAAAAATGTGGTGTTAGTTTTAGACTAAGATGTAAACAATGTATCAAGGATTATTTAGAAAAAACAAAAGAAAAACGAATAGCTTATTCAAGAGAATATGAAAAAACAAAAAGAAAAAGACCGGAAGGCCATTATGAAAAGTATGTTAAAAAAGCTTCTAGAGAATGGCGACAACGAAATGCAGACAAAGTAAATGAGAAGATTAGAGAAGACAGAAAAGTAAATCAGGAAAAATATCTAAATTATGAACGCAAATGGAGAAACGAGAATTTAGAAAAAGCGAGATCTTTTGACATACTTAAAAAACATAATATTACTTTTGACGAATATACAATGATGAGAGAAAAACAAAAAGGATTATGTGCAATTTGTGGGGAAAAGGAAAAAAGAAAATCAAGAACTAAGGGTGAAGTATGTCGATTAGTAGTAGATCATCATCATGCAAGTGGTAATATACGCGACCTTTTATGTCACAATTGTAATCAGATAATAGGTCATTCTAAAGAATCTATTATAATTTTAAAGGCAGCCATCGCTTACTTAGAGAAGCATAATACTAAGACTTTATAAAAAGCTTGTACCTTGTCAGTCTATTTAACCATGATATTATACGCGGCCAATATAAAGCCCGAGTAGCACAGAGGGAGTGCAACTGCCTTGTAAGCAGTAGGTCACTGGTTCGATTCCAGTCTTGGGCAATTAAGCCCGCATAACTCAATTGGTAGAGTAACTGCTTCGTAAGCAGTAAGTTATAGGTTCAATTCCTATTGTGGGCAGACTATTAAAAATATTAATAAAATGATATTATTTTGAATATGATTTAACCAATCCAAGGAAGGAATGGTATGATTCAGCGCGGCCAAAACTATGAACAAATCCCCATCAATATATGCGGGTCAAGTACGTTTGGTCGTTATCCCAAGATATCGGTTGAGAAGACATATAACATGTTTATCAGCGATAATTTCTTGGTTCCTTATGCTGGATATCAAACCGCAGTTCCCAATTTAGGGAAGGTCGGGCGAGGATGCCACACCAGTACTAAACTAAATCGCATCGTAACAGTGGTTGATAACAACGTTTATCTTATCAACATTTTCTTTGATCAAAATCTACAAAAGACTTACGACACTTCCGTAGTTAAAATTGGTACACTTTTAACGTCCACTGGCGTGGTTTATATCACTGAAAACAATAAGCCACAAATTGCCATTTCGGACGGGAGTGCAATATATATTTATGACCCAACTTTATCACCAACGTTCCAGACAATTTCCACACTTGATTTTGTACCTGGTTTTATCGACTTTCATGATACATATTTTTTATGTGCGGCTTCCCAAGATAATTTTTACAGTCCACCCGCCAATAATACGTGGCGACTGTCAGCCCAGAACGATGGAACCAGTTGGCCGAATGACGCACAACATATTGGTCTGATTCAGACGAAACCGGATAACACACAAGCCGTGGTTCGCTTTCCGTCTCGCGGTAATATGATTTTTGTAATGGGATCGATTGTTACCGAATCATGGATGGATGTAGGTTACCAATTATTTCCTTATCAGCGTAATAATAGTTATAACATTGATTATGGTTGCATTAATCCAGCAACGATTGCATCGCTTGATGACATTGTTGTTTGGCTTGCACAGAATGAAAAATCGGGGCCGATTATTGTTTATTCTACAGGTGATTTACCGACTAAAATCACAACAGACGGTATCGATTATTTATTTTCTCAGTTAACTAATCCGGCTGATTCCGAAGCGTTTATGTATCGGCAAGATGGCCATCTTTTTTATCACATTAATTTTTACACTGATAATTTATCGTTGTTTTATGATTTCAACAATAATAAGTTTTATCATGCGTCCGATGAGAACCTAAATTATTTTATTGGTAATGAAGTTGCATTCTTTAACAACCAATATTATTTCGTCACTAAAAATAATGGAAATTTATATGCCTTCGATACAATTTATACTACTTATGATGGTGCTGAGATCCCACGTATAAGAACCTGTGCCAATGTGCGTAAACCATCACAGGAATATTTTATTGCCAATGATATTGGCTTTACGATTGAGCAGGGTGAGACGCCTTATCAGCAACAGGATCTCGGGCCGATATTTCTCGTTACGCAAGATGAAATGCCACTGATTACGCAAGGTGCACATATCTTTTTCCAGACGCAAGATGGAAATTATATTGTTTACCAAAATGGTGATAATGCCATTGCGCAACAAAGTGATCCAACGGATTTCTTTTATTACATTGCACAGCAACACGCTTTTGCTTATGTCTTACCGCGAGTGGATTTATCGATATCCATTGATGGTGGTTATTCTTTCAGTAGTGATTTTGGATATACGTTAAATCCGCCTGGTGTTCGGAAAAATAGATTAATGTGGTGGCAATTGGGACTTGCTAATGATTTTGTTCCGCAGTTTAAATTCTGGGGATTAGGGCGATTTGTTGCGACCGATGGTTTACTGAGTATACGAAAATGACAAGTCAAACTAATAAACCACAAGCATTGTTTCCAGACTTACCGCGTAATCGTCGTATTGTAAAAGCGGATGGTAATATTGATGAGAATTGGTATCTCTACTTTGATACGTTAACAACAGCATTACAGACTTATTTTAAACCGGAAGGCATCGTTATTCCGCAAGAAACGCCTGCAAATATTGCGTTATTAACGGCAGTTGCGTCTATTGCGAATATACTTTATGACTCCACAAATCATACATTTAAGGGTAATATAAACGGTACATGGAAGACATTTACCTTAACGTAAAAGGAATTACGTATGGCAGATAATTATAATAATTATGGTGGTTATGGTGCAGCATTTGGTGCTGGCCTCGGCGATATGTTCGGCAACTGGGAAAATCCAGCAAAGTCGGCTGAAGGTTATTATGGCCAAATACCTGGTATTTTGCAGCGCTATTTCAATCCTTATATTCAGCAAGGCCAGAATGCTTATGGCGGATTAAATAATCAATATCAAGGTATGATGAATAACCCTGGTGGCTTCATCAATGGTGTTGGTGCTGGTTATCAACAATCTCCTGGGTTTAAATTCGCATTACAGCAAGCCTTACAAGGTTCAAATCAAGCATCAGCCGCGGGTGGGATGGCTGGA